CAGGGATGGAAAGATGGTGTTGTCATCTGGGGTGATGATGTCATCTATGAGTTCTGTAAGGTATAAACACGGTGGCGTGTAGCTCAGTTGGTAGAGCTGGTGACTGTTAATCACCCTGTCGCTGGTTCGAGCCCAGCCACGCCAGTTGCCCTTATAGCTCAACGGTAGAGCAATGCTTTTGTAAAGCATAGGTTCTCTGTTCAAATCAGAGTGAGGGCATTGGGGTAGTAGTTCAGTTGGTTAGAACGCTTGCCTGTCACGCAAGAGGTCGTGGGTTCGAGTCCCATCTATCCCGTTCACATTTAGTATTATGAAATTTAGAGCACTAGTTTTTATTCGATTAAGATCACAGGTAGATGATTCTCCTGGTAATGCCGTTCAAGGTGCTTGTGGTAGACTTTCTAAATTGGATATTAGGAAGTTGAGATTGGGTAAGGTAATAGATATATGGATAGAAGCACCAGACAGAGAATATGCTACGAAGGAATTGGAACTTCTTAGTGATAGATTATTTGCTAATACTGTTATGGAAGATTGGAGTTTTGAATTGGTGCAGATAGATGATTTTCCCGCAGGAGTAAGTTAATGAAAGAAGAATTGTTGGGTCTATTAAAAGATCTTGCTTATAAGAAGGGTGAGTTTAAACTTTCTTCTGGTAAAACAAGTGAGCATTATGTCAATTGTAAACCAGTAATTCTTACTGGTAGAGGTTTGGAATTAGTATCAAACCTGATGCTTAAACATATTGAGATTGGTAGTAAGGCAGTAGCAGGACTTACTCTTGGTGCTGATCCTTTGGTGTCTGGTGTTGCTATTATATCTCATCAATTTTGGAGAAATACTAATGATTGTTTTGATATTGATGGTGCTTTAATTATACGTAAGGAACCAAAGGGATACGGGACAGCATCACAAATAGAGGGACCATTACCACCAGAAGGTTCTAAGGTGACTGTACTTGAAGATGTAGTTACTACTGGTGGTTCATCTATCAAAGCAGTTAAGGTTCTTCGTGATGCTGGATATGAGGTTAATCGTGTTGTTACTATTGTGGATAGACAAGAGGGTGGTAAGGATGCTATGCTAGATAATGGACTAGAACTTCGTAGTTTATTTACAATAGAGGATTTTTCATCATGAAAAAGAAGCAAAGACATCAAGTAAAGTCTAGGTTTTATTACCTCTTTTGGGGTGCTGCAACTGTATCAGTATTTGCTGGACAGTTGTATGTTGGTACTGGGTATCGTAGAATGTCAGAAAGTTTTGATAGGGTATTAGATGCTCCTATACGAATGGATATTGGTATTTCTGGTCCAAGACATCATCGTATGGTGATTCCTGATCGTCAGCAGTGGGATACTACAAATTAAATGGTATATAAAGTTGATGCATCTACTCTTGTAGAACCAAGAGTTAAAACAACACCAGAGAATGTTGAAGAATCCAATCAAGGACTCTTTCATGCTAAAATGACATTACCTGCTGCTGCAAAGCATTGTGGTATGACTCAGAAGGAAATGAAAATGATCTTCTGGGAATATTTGAAATATAATCCTATTACTTATGAGCAAGAAGTCACTTAAAACACCTTTACGCTACCCTGGAGGAAAGTCCCGTGCTGTCACGAAGATGGGACAATACCTTCCAGATCTTAGGGAGTATAAAGAATTTCGTGAACCATTTCTAGGTGGTGGAAGTGTAGCGATATATCTTTCTAAGATGCATCCATCATTAAACATCTGGGTTAATGATTTATATGAACCTCTTGTAAATTTTTGGTTAAGCATCCAGAATAATGGTGAGGAGTTATATAAAGATATACGTGACTTAAAAGATAAACACCCTGATAGAGATTCTGCTAGGGAATTGTTTAATGATTCAAAGGAGATTATTAATGACAGAGAGAGAAATAACCAAGACAGAGCAGTTGCTTTTTATATTGTTAATAAGTGTTCTTTCAGTGGTCTCACTGAATCGTCTTCTTTTAGTCCCCAAGCAAGTGAATCCAATTTCTCCTATAGGGGAATCGAAAAACTTATTGGATACCAGGAAATTATCACCGACTGGAAGATTACTAACACCTCCTATGAAGACCTTCTAACTAATTGGCAAGATGCATTTATATACTTAGATCCTCCATACGATATTAAAGACAATCTATATGGTAGAAAGGGTGCTATGCATAAGAGATTTGATCATGATAAATTCGCAGAAGATTGTGATAGACATACTGCTGATATGATGGTATCATATAACTCATCCCAGTTAGTTAAAAATCGATTTAAAGATTGGACTGCTGCTGAGTTTGACCTTACATATACTATGAGATCTGTTGGTGAGTATATGAGAGACCAACAACAACGAAAGGAATTGCTTCTAATTAACTATGAAGAAACTTTGGCGAGTTTGGAAGTATAGTCTTGGTAGTTTTGCTGACGACAAAACTAAACGATATGATAATTCTGTCGTTTTTGTACGATCCTTTATTTTTTTCACTTACTTAGTGACTAACTGTTTTATTATTGCTGGAGTTATACGACATTGGAATTAAAGGACTGGTTAAAATCCATCAATCAAACAAAGAAAAATTTGATTGATGAAGATCCTTCCTTAGAGAAGGAGTATTCTCCATACATTATTAACCGCATTTATTCGGGTCATCTTGACTCTGTAATGTTTGCGAATGAGATGAATAGATATAATTTTCTACCAAAGAAATCTCAATATGACTTTTTGCTAAATACCTTGAGACCTAAGAAGAGATTCTCTCCTTGGCTCCGTAGGGATGAAATCAAAAACCTTGATTTGGTGAAACGTTATTATGGTTATAGTAACGAAAAAGCAAAACAGGCACTTCGAATCCTCACAAAAGAACAACTGAATTTTATTAAATCTAAATTTGAAACTGGAGGAAGACGATGAGTGTGGTTCAAGAACCTGAAGTGAAGTGGGCACCCGACCAAATGGTAGAAGTATTATTGGGTGAACCCGATGACTTCCTCAAGGTCAGAGAGACTTTAACAAGAATTGGTGTAGCTTCTCGCAAAGAAAAGAAGATTTATCAATCATGCCATATACTGCATAAGCAAGGAAGGTATTATCTTGTGCATTTTAAAGAATTATTTGCGTTGGACGGTAAACACGCTAATCTTACGGTTAATGATGTTCAGCGTAGGAATCGTATTGCTCAGCTTCTTGCTGATTGGGGTCTGATAAGTGTTGTTGATTCTGAAAAGATTCAAGATATAGCACCATTAAACCAGATTAAAGTGTTGGCATATAAAGACAAAGGTGACTGGATACTTGAAACCAAGTATAATATCGGCAGTAAGAAGAAAAAAGTCGAAGAAACCGAGTAATAATTCTCATTTTCTTTGCATTTTCTTATAAATAATTTACGTTATTAGAGGTATAGGCCATGAACGGTCAACTGCACAAGTATGATATGGAAGCAAGGACTTCTAAATTGAAAAATGAGTTATATGAAAGATGTGCTAAGAATGATATGACACATGAAGAATGTCGAGGGGCGGAAGAATATCTTAATAAAGTCATAGACGTTATAGACGAATTTGGTTATTGATTAAATACCTTTTATTATGAAATTTATTTTTGATGTTGATGGGACTCTTACTCCCAGTAGGCAACAGATCGATCCAGAGTTTTTATTACTCATGATGTTTTTTGCTGCCAAGCATGATGTCTATCTTGTCACTGGTAGTGATAGAGATAAGACATTGGAGCAGATTGGTGTGGATTTATATAATGCAGTTAAAAGAGTTTATAATTGTTCTGGTAGTGATGTATATGAGCAGGATAAGAATGTCTATAGGGATGAGTGGAAGTTGCCTTTTGATGTAGAACGATTTCTATTTGATGAATTAGACTATAGTCAGTTTCCTATGCGTAATGGGAATCATATTGAGAGAAGACCTGGTGGGGTTAATTTTAGTATATTGGGTAGAGATGAAGATTCTCAACTTGGTAGGGAAGAATATGTTAGATGGGATACGGAAACTAATGAGAGGGAAGATATAGTAGATAGAATTAAAAAGAGTTTTCCTGGATTGACTGTGGTTCTTGGAGGACAGACTGGTATTGATATTGGACCTTATGGTAGTGATAAGAGTCAAATATTAAGAGATTTTTCTAAGGAAGATGAGATACATTTCTTTGGAGATATGATGAAGGAGGGTGAGAATGATTATCCTTTAGCGAAAGCAGTACAAGAAATGGGCGGTTATGCCTACCATGTTAAGGGATGGGAAGATACCCAATCTAGGATAAATAGTAGTGTCGCCTTCGGGGACAACAAAACACAAACTCGCTTAACAAGGAGCTAAAAATGACTAACCTAGCAACGTATCATAGTGCCAACCTTCCAGAATTGATGAAGGTGATAAGACAAAATGGCATAGGGATGGATGACTATCTAGACAGATTTTTCAATTCACCAATGCAAACGTCAAACTATCCACCATACAATCTAGTACAATTAAACAATCATGAATCGAGACTCGAAATCGCCCTTGCGGGATTTAAGAAAGATGAAGTCAAAGTCTATACAGAGTTTGGAAAACTATATGTCGAGGGCAAAAAAGAAGAATCAGAAGATGTTGGAGAATTTCTCCACAAAGGACTGGCCCAACGTTCTTTTGAACGAGTCTGGCAGATCACAGACGATACGGAGATTCGATCCGTCAGCTTTGAAGACGGACTCCTCATCGTGGATTTAGGTAAAGTAGTTCCTGACCATCATGCTCGTAAGGATTATCTCTAAATATCAAGGGGTTGCTTAAACCCCTTTTTTTATGCTATAATGTTTATACGAAATAATTTACTATGTCTGTTAAATTAGCC